ATAAACGAGATTAACAGTTTTTATAATTAAGGAGTACAACGATAAAACATCTGTTTCAGCTATTGCACATTTATTTATCATTTTTCATAATCCCACATAGTCTTTTCCAATATTTTGCGGGGCTTTTTTGCAGCCTTGTTTATCCAGCAGGCGCAGTGATGTTCTTTTTGAACCAGCTTGACAACTTTCTGTGGATCATCTGTATAACCAAAAGTAATCCATTGTTGTTGATCAGGATCGGGCTTAACAAAGTAAACGTGTTCGATTGGAACAGGCAAGGGCTTGTCAGAAAGAAATGCAACGTTAACAACATCCGGTTCAGGACCGTTCATACTTGCACATCCCTGCACAGCACCTGCCCATTGCATATATTTTGCTAATAGTAGACCTGGATGAATGTAATATTCTAATTGTGTCTTGGCGTTGTCGGTCCAGACATTGTGTTTTTTACGTAAGGTGCTCATACAGCTATTTACTGTATGAGCCTGTCCTTACTTCTTAAAACCAAAGTAAGCCAATATGATAGCAATAGCCGCGCCAGCAAAACCACTCCAAATAGGACTTAACATTTTGCCAATGCCAATATTTTGATTAGACATTGCTTCCAATGTATAAACACGCTGATCCATTTTTTCCATACGCTCTAAAATAATATTACGATCTTTTTCAAGAGTGACTAATTTTTCTTCTGTTCGCGCCATTTGCACTATAACATCAGCAAGTTTATCTAACTTGTCTTCAATACGCCCTAAGCGGCCATCATCCATTTCCATTTTTATTATCTTTCTTATTATGAGGTTGTTTGAATACGAATTGCAGGAACATATACTGTGCTTGCAATACCTGGTAATGTAAGTGTTTGTAATTCAACACTAGTGTTATCTGAATAAATCCAATATCTAATTTGTTCGCCAGCCTGTCTATAGATGTTCTGTGCGTTAACAATTTGAGTTACTTGGTTGTTAAGTAATTCCAAGTACTTACCTGAATTGGAAATAACCACCCAAGCACTTCCGTTCCATCGTTCTGCATAGAAATACAAGTGTTTATTTGCCACATTTGAAATAGCGTTAAGAACAATGGAAACATTATAACTACCTTCAGCAGTGAAAGTAAACACGCCAGTAGCAGCACTATAAGTAATACCACTTGATCCAGCCAATGTAGTTGCAGGTTGCAATAAGATTGGAGTTGTGCTTAACGGAATGCTTGCACTTAAATCATATACTTCTAAGTGAGGTTGATTAGTAACGTTAGCCCAAGTTACTGTACTTGCAGGAACAGATGCAGACCAAGATAAAACACCAGCAGTAGTCGATGTTAAGATTTGACCGTTAGTAGCAGGAACTGCACTTGGCAATGTATATGTTTGCGCACCGGCTACAGCAGGAGATTGTAATGCAACAAAACCGCTTGTAGCGCCATTCATTTGTAATGGAGTGTTTAACGTTAAATTAGTAGCATTAAACGTGGCATACGTAGTAGCACCAGTACTATTCTTAATTTGTAATGCATCTACTTGAATAGCACCAGTAGCACTGTTCAAGAACACACGACTTGTTGGAGTTACAGTGCCAGCAGGAGTTGTTGAGATAGAGAACTGGCTACCACCAGCACTTACTGAATAGTCTTCAGTTGCGATCCAACCGAAACTACCAGCAGCATTTGTGCTAAAGGTTATACCGCCGTTAATTGCGTTTGTACCTTGAACAATAACGCCGCCTAAGAAGTCTTGGTTCTTAACTGGCATCTTACGACCGCTAATGCCACTTTTACGTCCAGTAATAAATTTAAGGTTGTTAGTTCCAAGCAATGTGCTATTGTCAGGTGTAGCAGTAATAGTAGTACTACCTACAGTAATACCACCGGTTGCGACAGGACTAGAAACAGTATAAGTTCCAGTGCCGCCCGTGCCAGTGCCTAATGCAGTAATACGTGTTAAATCCGGCATTATTAAAGATGATATAACTTGGCCAACACTAATTGTACCACTTGTCATCGCAGTAACAGTTAATGTAGAACCGCTTACACTACCAGTAAACACCGCAGTATCGTTACCAGTAACACCTGATACTTGTAAGTTCGAGTTAATGAATGTAACGTCACTACGAGCGTGACCATAAAATAATCTGTTATTATATGAACCAGCGCCAACATAGATACAATCTGTTGAGACAGGAGTCCCGTCACCGAAGTTGTAGTTTAAGGTTGCTGGTGCACTTGTTGATGCAGTATTCCAAGAAGTATACTGAATAAATTGACGACTGCTTGAACCAACAGTGTATTCGTTCAATCCCATATTAAGTGGATGAACTTGCAATGAATAAGCAGTACCTGCTTCAACTTGTCTACTTGTGGTAATAGTAGTACTTGCTACAGTTTGCGATTGGCTTACAGTGTATGAACCTGCTCCACCCTTTGTACTTGTAGAGTTAACTGTTACGATATAAGTTCCAGTAGCAATACCAGTTCCGCTAATTAAAGCACCAGGATAAAAGCCTGAACCAGACGCAATAGTCATCACAGTTCCTGCAATACTACCTGTTCCTGTACCAGCCGTTTCATTAGTCCACGCCGCTGCGGCGTTGAATGCCTGTGCGCCTACAGCAGATACACGATCCTTCAAAACCCATTTAGCACCATCATATCCGCCAGCCTGATAAGAAGCAACCACGTCACCGTTACCAGTAGCAGTAGGCACTAAGTTAGTTCCGCGAGAACCTTGTAAGTGGATTAATGGACGACCGCCACTTGCAGCAGTGCCACCTACTCTGTTTTGTCCATATTCAGTGACAGTAATATAACTTTGACGACCGCCCGCAGCATTGCTCATTGCAGCAATACCTGGCACAATTCCGTTAGATGGGCTAATAAAAGCAGTAATGTTACCGCTAGCGTCGGGTGTTTCGCCAACAGCAACTGTGTTAGTGCCTTTTGTGCTTAAACCGGTAATGTTACCAGTAGCAGTAAGAGTGCCTGTAACACCAGTTGCCGCAGTTGCGCTGGTTATTGTTAAATCGCCAGTTGTAGTTGATATTGTATTATCAGTAGCAACGCCAACAGTAACGTTACCCATAGTGGCGCCAGCAAATGTTGGATTGGCAGTTATAGCAACATCTTGTCCAATTGCGATAGTTGCAGTTGAAGGATCTGTATAAGCAACAGTTACACCAGTGCCGTTAGCAAACTTAACAGTATCTGTAGTGGCATCAGAGCCTACTAAGTTTAAGTTTGCACCACCAGTTGTTGAACTAATATTTTGAGTATAAGTTGTATTTGTATCAGGAGCAGTATTTGTAACAGTAATGGTATTTGCATCTGTTTGGGCAACAGTAATACCAGTGCCGCTTGCAATTTTAATAGTGTCAGTCGAAGCATCACTGCCAACCAAATTAAAGTTAGCACCACCAGTTGTAGAACTTGCATCAATTGTGTAAGTTGTATTTGTATCTGGATTATCGACCCAAGACTGAACACCCGCAGTTGTCGAACTTAACACATAACCAGTTACTGCTGGAAGTGCAGCAGGCAAGGTATAATCCTGTGTGCCAGCTACAGCAGGACTATGAATAATTACTGCTCCGCTTGTTGCACCTTTAAGTACAAGATTATCAGCGATAGTCACGCTACCGTCTGTTACGATGTCACCTGTCGTGGCATCAATGGTAGCAGAGGTATCACCTACTGCTAGACCAAATTTTACTTTGAATTTTTCATTACTCATAATAGTTCACACAATTCCTATTTTAATCTACACCAAGTCTAACAACTGTAAATGTTGTGCTATTAGTACTTGTCGGCGTGGCCAATATTCTTATAAAGCCGCTTGCCACGTTAGCACTAAATGTTGCTAACGCTATACCACTATACATTTCTGCATACGTAGTTATATATCCAACTCCGCTCTTTTGGAAAGCCAAAGCTTCCAAAACGTGCACTTCGCCTGTTACGTTGTCTACAATATCAATAACAACTTTTTGTGTTCTACGAGTAGTTGCACTAATGTTTGTAGTTGTTAAACTTGTTGTAGTTGTTTGTTGAGTGTTGAAACCAGAGATACCATCAATAGTAACACTAGAGAATGTAACATCGCTTGTTATATCCAAGTTCTGGTTAGGCAAGTTTAAGAATGTAGTACCATCAACAGTGCTTGTCCAGCGATCAGTTGTTTCATTCCATACAATACTTGTATCAGCACTGCTACCACGATTTGCAACAAAGGATGCATTTAGTGTAGGAGCACCAGTTACGTTGGCATTTGCGACTACGCTTGCAGCCGCAACGCTTGCAGTATTATTGTCTAATACTAACTGGCTAGTAATTGTAGTGCTGGCTGTGTTAAAGTTGCCAACCGGATCAATCTCTACTCGGTAAATGTTATTACCCGCAGAATCATACTCACTAACAGTACGGTGTGTATAAGTTTGAGTAGTACCAACAATTTGGCCCATTAATGAACCAACAACTTGTCCATCGACTAAAGAACTCTCACGCTTCAATGCAGCTAATGCACTCGTGCCCGGTGTAGCATTGTTAATAAATGTAGCACGTCCATTTACTGCATCAGTAAATTCAAATTTGTTTGTATTGACAAAGTCAGTGCCGTTATACACAATTGCTTGACCTGCAATTGGAGAAGTGAAGTGAATACGTGAACCATCAACAGTAATATCACCATCAACAACTAATGAATCACTTAATTCAATCTTACCTGTAGTGTTGTTGTATTTGACATAAACGCTGGTGCCTTTTAAGTACAAGAAACTATCCGCAGCAGTGCTGTCGGAGTTCATAGTAATTGATTCAGCAGTAGTTGTAATAACGCCGTATGCAGTTAAATTTCCGTTTACTGTAGTATATCCGTTGACATATAATGGATCGCTTAGATACATATTGTCGTTGGTATAATCATATTTTGGATAATTAGTCGCACCTCTTAGATATAAGTAGCTGTCAGTTGTGCTGCTATCTGAATTGATTACCATTGCATCTGCGGTAGTACTGATTACACCGCTTGCAGCAATAGTGCCGCCGACAGATAAATCTCCGCCAATATATGCATCAGTGCTTGTTTCTAAACGATCAAGCGTGTTATTATACGTGATGTAAACAGTAGCACCCTTAAAGTACAAGAAACTATCATTCGCTGAACTATCAGTATTGATTGCAATACTTTCAGCACTTGTGCCGATAAATCCAGTAGATGCAAATGTGCCATCAACAGTTAATGGAAAGTTAAAGTTCCATTTGTCAATTGTTTCATCCCAAGTTAACAATGCATTTGTACTAGATCCGCGATTGATACGGAAGTAAGCATCATCAGTAGGAGCACCGGTGTGGTTGTAATTTAAGTTTAAGTTGGTGCCATTAAAACGTGTTGCACCTTTTGTAAACTTAGCAATGAATGTCTTTGTTGCATAATTGTCAGTACTGACACTTAATCCAAAAGATGGATCAGTTGCATCATAACCAGCACCCATTGAAGCATATGTGCTTACTGTTTGACTATTGCTATCAACTTGGAAAGCCAAAGCTGGACCGTCATCAGAAACATAATTGGTTGCACCAAAGTTCTTTCTAGCAAACATCGTTGCAGTGATACCAGCAGCACTGTTATTATATTCTGTAACGAATCGTTGTGTGCTTGCATCAGCTGACACTCTATTACTAGCAGTCCAATTTGTGCCATCATAATAAAGCACATCGCCTTTAACACCGGATGGTAATGCTAACGAAGCAACGTCGGCCCAGTAAACGTTACCGTTACCGTCTGTAGTTAATACTTGGTCAGTTACGCCATCATTTAATGGGAAAGTGTAGTTTGGTAAACTTAATGTGCTGCCTAGAACAACTGCTCCGATAAGATTACTTGTGCCTTGAACAGTTAAGTTACCAGAGACGTTTAAGTTGCCCGTAACAGAACCAGCGCCTGCATCAGGAGCTGATAAGTTAGATGCATTGTATAACGTAGTAAAGTTAGCACCGGATGTATGATTAGCTAAGGTAGCTGGATGCACCACTGCGACTGGCACATTGGCAGCATTACCTGTGTTGTATAGAGTCGTAGTGATGTTATCATTAGAACTTATAATGCCTGGATTTGTATCGTATAAACTTGGCATAATTATTCCTTATTTGATGTTATACTGGCGATATTGTCTTGGTTGCCATACACTAGTTAGTCGAGTGTGTCCGCCGCTCCATTTGCCTAAACTGTTTTGATCTGAAACTGCATTCCAAGCCAATTGGAACTTTGCTTCATATACTTGTGCATCTTGTTCGTTGTGACGCTTTAGGTAATATTCACGTAGTGTTGCATAGATGTAACCTTCTGGGAATGTTTGTAGTACTGGATTAGTCTGAACAGTTAAGTTAGTTAATTTAATATCTGTAATAGTTCCAACAGTAGGAATAGTTCCGCCTGCAACTTTAACAGTAATTTGTGTTGAACTATCAACGCTTAGAACAGTAATAATGCCGCCATTAGAAATAGTGCCAGTGCCGTTAGTAGCAGCAACAGTAGCACCTACGAACATACCATCAGTTGTAACCATATCTTTAATTACAACAGTCCAAGGAGTGCCAGTGCCAGTAACTGAATCAATTGTTCCAGTAGTGCTGATAGTAATGTCATTTACAGGACTGAACAACAATGCCCACGCCTTGTAGTAATACATATTGATCAAGTCGCCTGCCGCAGTGTATGGCAAGAACTTGTATGTTTGTCCTACTTCAGAGAACTTACCGCGAATAACTGCTGGCACGTTAACTGGTTGCAAATACAATTGTGCAATCATACTTTGTGTGATAATGTCACGATCACCAATACGGTCATAAACAATCCAAGGACCAGCCTGTGATTGACTTGCATTACCTGGGCTTGGTGTTAAGAATGTTACATCACCGGAAACAGTTCCAGTGTTTGCATCACTAAGTGTTAATACTAAGTTTGTAATGTTAGTAACAGTTGCACCTAGTGCAATACCTGTTCCCGTAACAGTCATACCTACTGTAATAGGACGAGTTGGAGTTGCAGACAATGTAATTGTAAATTCACCACTAACACCAGTTGCTGCCGCAGCGTAAATGTATTGGCCACCTTGTTTGAAGAACAAGATTGGCTTGTTCATATCTGCTGGAATAGGAATGCTGCCAGTCGAATCCACTACGCCAATATAAGCAGGATCATATGGATTGCTGCGGTTCGCAGGCAATTCAATGTTACGCATACTTAGTTCACCTAAGAATATACATTGCTTGATTTCTGCATCATTTGTACTACCTGTAAAATCTTTAATATAATTTACAAGAGCATCTGCTGTCGGTACTGTAAACATTTTATCGTCCTTTGAAGAATTTTGTTTCGCCCTGCTTAGTAGGGTATGGAACATCTATCGGTATTGGTAGCTTACCACGTGGGTAGCATACGTATTGCGGATATTCCGTTTGCACTACTCTATAGAATTGTGCTTTTAATGTACGATCATTTTTAATGGCGCTCCACGGGATACCACCAAAATATTGATCACTGATTCTAACGCTGACAACAGATGGTAAGTCCATCCATTTCCATCCTAATGTGCCATCAGGCATTAGTGGAGCTAATGGATCTGGGATTCCCATTTCCGCTGCTTTGCGATATTCAGCGCAACGTCTAGCAACTGCTTCTGCGTTCTTTTGTTCACGACGGATATAAAATTTACCATCTTCGCGTCCAGTAGTAACAATAATATTGCCGCTTTTATTTGTACTGGTACGAGACCAGTCGCCTTTCATACTATTGTAAAGATCGTTATTTTGCAATAACTTATCTGCTACACCGTTATGTGAAGTGATCATTCCGCCGTGATCTTGGCGATAATAATCTAAGTTTTTTTCTGGATCATTATTATCCAGGTATTCAGGTTGATCGTTGCTCATAGTATTATTTAGCGCAGTACACAAACAAGAAAAGCTCCCGAAGGAGCTTTTCATATTACCTACTAACCGTTTATAGATTAAGGAGTAACGTCGCCTGCACCCAAGTTTACACGGCTTACTAATGCAGCTGGACGTGCACCTGGTAAGCTAGCTTGAGCAGCAGTACCTGCTTCGATGTTGTTCAACATACCAACACCAGCTGGGTTACGTACAATCAATGTACCTTCCATAATGAACTGATCCAATGAAGCGTCAGCATTACTGAATACTTCGTTGTTTGGACCTAGGTCACGTAAAGAACCCCACTGAACAACATCTTCGTTCAAGAAGTAGATGCTGTTTGGAGATACTTGATCCATAATCCAGCTATCAAAGATTTCATAGCTGTAGTTGAAGTCACCTTCATAAGTTTGGATAGTGTCGCCACGAGCAGAGTCAACACGGTTGATACCACGTGATTGAGCAATGTTATCGCTGATTGAAGTACGTAGTGATGTTGGAGCAACAACAGTACGGATCTTTGCGTTGTAACGCTGTTCAGCAACAGTAACTAATTGCTTGTATAACGCTGGGCTAAACAATTGGTTAGTGAAAGTACCTGCGTAGAACTGGCTACCGTTTGCATAGATTTGCAAAGCGTTAGAAGCTTGAACAGCACTGTCAGTAGATTCGTTGTTGTAGAAAGAATCTAAACCAGCCAATGTACCTGAAGTAGTATTGAATGACTGTGTACCTGCGAAGGAACATAGTGAACCCATACGACGACCAGTTTGACCAGCTGGCAAGCCAGAAGCTGTACCAGTTTGACCAGCGTACTTAGTACCGATTTGGTCGTTACGAACTAATTGTAGTTCAACGTCAAACATCAATTCGATCAATTGCTTGACTTCTTGATATGCTTGAGGATCGCCACCAGCTTGCATAACTGCACGTGCAGTACCGCTTGAAGCAATAGTTGTGCTGAAAATTTGTGTGTAGTTACCTAAGTTGTAACGTGAGTTAGACTCAGCGTTAGCTGTGGAAACAACTGCGCCTTCAACTTGCGCTTGTACACCTGGTGTACGATAGATGTCATCTGACCACAAAGGCAAAGTTGAGTTAACTTTACGCTTTTTGCTCATAGCCATATTCAATACTGGGGTGTCATCTTTAACACGGTTAGACACATCTAGGTCTAAGTCCTTGACAACGATATCAGAGCCATATGCTGTTGTACCGTTACCAATTTGGGATGTTGTAATTTCTGCCATTTTATTTTCCTTTAAGAATGGTATATATCATCGACCACCTCGACCTTGTCGCATTCTTTGCAACTGGGCCACTAAGAGGTTGTCCCCGGCTTTCTTATCGCCGGCCTTGGCTTGCTCACGAAGCTTTGCAATGCCATCATCAGATCCCTTCTGGGTATTAGTAGTACCTTTACGACTTGTTAGCGCAGCAATGCTAGCACCAGCAGCCTTTGTGGAAGGTTTGTCTCTGTATCGTAAGCCATCTCTGACCAAACTTAACAAGGACTCATCACTACTTATAAGATCTATGTTATCAATTCCTGGAATGATCTGCTCTTTGGATTGTGACCACGCCTTACCTAATTTCTCACGGACTTCTTTGAAGACATATTCGTTTTTCAACTCCTTGTCTTGGAATCCTTTGCGAGCTGCTTGTAAGCGTTCCGCCACTTGTTGACTGCGCACTGCCTTAAACTGATCTACTGCTGGTTTCAATTCGCCAATTGTGGCCTGTTGTTGCCTAATGTATTGCTCATTTTGCTGAATACTCGCGTGTATCCTTGCAGCTTGAGCTGGATCAGTTGTTCTAGCTAATTGCTGGTGAAACGTACTATTGTAATTTTGCGTTTTCAAAATTTCATCGTATGCCGCCTGCAACTTAGGTTGTACAGTAAACTCCATTGCTAAAGTCAAACCTTCTTGATGTGCACGTGCTTCGTTCATATATTCATCGAACTCTGCGCGATCTACCTTCAATTGTCTTGCTTCTTCGTGTATCGCGCTACCTTGACCTAAAATAGCAGCAGCCTTTTTAGCATCGACAATAACTTCTTTACCATTCTTCATAAACTTGAACTTAGCGTTCGGATTAGTTTCTGCGAATTCAATAAAGTCAATTAGTTCGTCTGCTGAACTATTATCAGAGTCGCTTACAGGATCATTGTCCTGGGCTTCGCTTTCATAGTTGGCGTCGTCTATTTCGTGTTCACCGGTATCGGCAACTTCAGCACCTTCGGGTGCTACAGGGCTTGATGCATCTTCTTCTGCCGTTGCATTTGCTCCTGCCTCAGTAGGTTCAGTAGGTCTAATTTGATTACGTAATGTGTTTTCACGCATTGCGGTCATTTTAGCAGCTATGGAATCTAAACTTGCTACTGCATTTGGTTCAGCGACCGCACCTACTGGGGTGTTAGGACTGATATTATCTGTCATTTAATTTTTTCCTTATACGCTATCGGGCACTTCAGTAGTGTTACCTAAGCGGTTTTTTAAGTACACAGCCCTTTTAAGGCTGGATACGAAATTGTCAATACCAGAAAGTTCATTGCTTAAAGCAACTCTCTTAGTATTGTCGTCTAGTAGATGACCGCGCATATTCGCAAGTTCATCTGCTATACTAAATTTGTAGTGATGTATAAACATCGCTAACTCTCTATTCTTTAGTAAGGCTTCTGCCTGACTGCCATAATGTCTAACGCTATCCTTTTGAGATGTTGTTAGACTTTTAAGTTGGCTCAAATCGAAAGTTAGTCGATTGTTATAAAATTCCACCGTTTCATTATTAATCATATGCTATTCTATCCTATACTGTATTTAGTATTTAAGAATAAACTTTAGGATCTCCAGCAGCCATAGACATAAAGTCTAATTGTGTTTCTGCATCTTGACCAGCAACTTCCATTTCAATCTGCTTTGCTTTAACATCGTTTAAGTTAGCAGCACTTAGTTTTTGCTTGTCATCTGGACTTGGACCTTTGCTTTGTTGTGCTTCTTGACCTTGTTTAATCATTGCCATAACTTCTTGGTCAGTTGGCAAGTATGAATCACAGTCTTTAACACCAAGCACATACAATGTATCAGCGAATGGCTTCTTAACTTTCTTGTACATCTCAGGAGTCAATGTTCCACTACCAACCATACCTTGTACAGTTTGATACAATTCTGTTTGGCACTTCTGGATAATTTGTAAACGGTTTAATGAGTTCTCTTCAGACTTCATACCTAAAGCTAGCTCTAAGTTCACTTGCTTACGTTCGCAGAAGTTCATATCATCCCAAGCATTGTAGTCTAGGAACTCTGCCTTCTTGTCTGGGTGACTTGATTGTGCTAACTTCTTAACACCGTAATCGTCGCCGTACTGGATAAGAGTGCGCCATACCAACCATAATGATTCCTTTAGACCTTCAGCAGCATTACGTACTGTGTTGTCTTGAATAATTTGGTTAGGACTTAATGCCAATTGTAACTTAACACCGCTGTTACCAGCAGCCATTACTTCTGGATTGAATACATCGCTTGGAGTAGTCATACCAATCATTGCCATTGTATCTTGTTGGATACGATTCATAGCAACTTCTAAGAACTGTAAGTTGCCGCTTGGAGGAGGCATTGGATATACGTCAGTTGCAGGATTGAACTTGCTATCTAAAATAAAGATTGCAGCTTCGCCGTCTTGCATCATTTCAAAGTCAACGCGGTCTGGCTTAACACCAATACGTGGAGTTGCAGTTAGTAAACCTAATTGGATTTCAGCACGTGCTGCGGATGTGTTGTATTCCTGCATTGGAATAACAGACTCGGCAATACTCATACCATAGAAGTTACCTGGTAGTGGCTTTGGACACATATTTGCAACTGGAATAAATTCTACTTCACGTGCACTAATAATGTAGCTACCTGAATAGATCAATTCAACTAGTTCTAATTCACCATCACCGTCGATGTCATACTTGTTCCAAACAGTTACAACAGATACTTGACGACTATGTGGGTCAGCTGATGCAGCACTACTAACCGGAATACCCATAACTGGAACTGAGTCACGTGCGTGAATAGCCAAGTTGTTTAATACACTACCTGCTTGATAAGCGCCGTTCATATTATATTCGGCATATTCGGAAAACTCTTCCAAGTCAATGCCTGGATACAAGTCCATAGCTTCTTGAATAGTCATTGGATCGTAGTAACCACAGAAAGGTTGATCTTTCATTTCAGGCACAGTCGGATCGCAGATCCAATAGTGTTGTGCAATAGGATGGAACTTAATGTTTAATGAATAGCCAGTTAGCTTATATTTTGTTTTGTAAATTGTGTTACGACGAATTGCTTCTTGTAAAATATCATTTTGTTCGCTAGTAAAGCCTTCCATAATAGCCATTGTATTATCTTCAGGGGCTTCTTCTGGCAAACCTTTCATTGCTTGCAATGTGTTGTTAACGTGATCTTCTGCGAATTGTTGTTGATTTGCGTCCAGTAATTGCTTTACTTCTTCCATTACTTTAACCATATCAACGCTAACACGTCTACGGCCTTGACTTAATGTTGTCAATCCGCTTTCTGCTGCCTGTTGTTCAAATGCACGTAATTGATCTAATGTGCCTTCGCTCTCGACGTAACGAGTAATTTGTTCGCGAATTGGCTTAATCATCATCATACCGTTTTTGTGCATTGCCGAGTCCATTACCCAACGTTCTAATATAAAGTGAGGATCGTTCATTTGGTTAATAACTTTACTAACCATCTCTGTTGCCTGACGTGCTGCTTCGGAATCATCTTCGCCATCTGCTACGAATTCAAAGTTAACTTCCCCGTTTGGCATTAGACCTTTTGCAATTACCGCAGTGGCATAATCCACAGCAGGCTTAACGCTTGGGTGAATGTAATCAATGCCGTTTACAGGAGCAGTAGAATCAGTTACCGCTAGACACAAATAGTGATAATCGCTTGCACGATTAACTGCGTTCTTTGTGCCTAAGTAACGCAAGTACGATGCCATCTTGACATCCATTAAGTTTTTCATACGAACAAAACGATCATTAGTTTTGTTGTTCTTATTAATGTCTTGAACGGGTATATTTTTAATATTTAACATCAGGAATCCTCAGTATTCTATTATTTAGTATCTTTGGCAGGAGGTGTTTCCTTATCAGCTGGTTTCGGCTTCTTTCCGAATATAGCATCGTAATTATCTCTAAATTGTTCTTTCGGAATGCCGAAAGGACGCGGGTTGCTTCCTTTTCCCATTAAAATTCTCCTGGTAATATAATTTTTGGTCTATTAGCTTCTTCTTGTAGCTGTTTGACGTGTGCATTTGTCTCTACTAACTTACAGGCGTGGCAATGATACAATTCATCGTCTTCGTCCATCTCATAGATAGTATGTTCGATATTTGTTTCCATAAAATGCTGTTCAAAAGCACGTGCGTGTTTCTCACACAAAATACTAGGAGTATTTTCTCCTACTGTTACTAAGTATCTTCCAGTCATTATTAATTCCTTATGCATTTGGGTTGTGGGCTTGTTTCCAAGCTGGTTTGTTTGAATTGTCGTGACGTATATATCTGTCGCGCTGTGCTGCCATTCTTTGTGCAGGTGTTCTATTATCCCAGGGCTCAGCGTATCCGTTTAGGCATCCTAGAATAGCATAACGGCAACTATCAATAGTGTCATCTGGATCGCTAAAACGTCCGTGCTGATCTACGAAATAGTTTCTAGCATCATTAATGAACTGAGTACAGTTCTCATTAATCATTAGCGTTCCCGATTCTAACATTTGTCGCATTTGGTTAATACCATACGCTTTGTGGTTTGTAACTCGTCCTTCGCTATCAGGAGGATTCATAATTGGTTTAGGTAGAACGTTTAGTTCATAACTTTCAAATAATTCACGAATACTTGATGCACTCATTGTATATCGACCTGCTGTGTTAGCATCTGATGGTAATACAATAGGAGTTCCAAATACTTCTGGACGTAGTAAATGATTTATGTATTGTGTCGGAACTGCTTCTTCAATACCCTGTACAGTAATTTGTTTATGTAGATAAGCAACCTTTTCATATGGCTCCCAATACATTAGACTAATAACTGTCTTGTCATTAACTAGACCCAAGTCAAGCGCAATAATACGATGAATGTTTGGCATACGCGAAAAGTCTACTTCGCCTGTTATATATGTTGGCCAGTTAGCAAGTGGGAACACTGCTCCGCGACCCAATACAGGTTTACCAGCAATACGTGCTTCACGTTCGTGCGGCAAGTAATCTCGTTCCAACTGTTTACGAGTTTCATTCAACAAGAATGGTTGACCCCAAGGATCATATTCAGGAACGTCATCCCAACTGACACGAATAAACTCGTAGCCAATCTCTTTGTTCCAAAACTTACTTACAAGTCCGTTCAAACCTTTTAATGGAGTAAACGAACAAAGTACTTTACCTTGTGTCGTAGCAGTACGAGTAACAATTTCAGAGAAGAAATCATCTGGTGGTTGTTCATCAAATACTGCCAAGTTCAATTTGAAACCCTGCAACTGACGAACTTCCTGTGTGTAGTTAGCAAATAACAAATAACTTTTATTGCCGCTCTTGTGTTTAATCTCAACACCAATACAGTTAGCACCATCGTTACGCATTGTATCTGTAACAATACAATCGCGTGGAATCATACCTGTGCCTAAGTTATCAGTAATCTTAATATCTTGTGTTCCCAGTAATTCGTTTTGCAATACAAGCGCAACCTGACTCCAACCTTCACCTGCTACCATACAAGTAATTGGTTTATCAAAGCGATAGCCATTCCACCAGTCGGGATATTGTCCTGTTAAGTGCATAGCAGTCTCAGCACAAGTCGATACTGTTTTACCAATACGGTTTGCAGCTAGGATGCCTCGGCGTTCACTGCTAGGATGTGTGCCTGTCTTAAAGAAAGTCAATTGATGTTCGAAAGGACGGAAGTACTTTAATTGATTGTACTTCATATCATCGCAAACATCAATTGCTAAGTCTTGTAGTTGTGCTTTTAACGGTCCTGGTATTGTAACAAGAGAATCAATCGTTAAATTGTTTTTATCAACAACATAACGTAATGACCTCGCCATTAACGTTTCGGTACCGATCATCTTTATTCCTCAATAACAGGATAGATTTGACTAACTTCAGTTAGGTAATATATTGCTTCGCTTAGGTCACGGATCTCTGCCGCAGTACTAATCCAAGTTTCTGGATTAGCAAGTTCAGTTGGTTTAGCCGTAAGCATAGCTTGCAATCGTTCGGCAGTCAGTCTAAGAATATGTTCGACTTGGCCAGGGAAGCGGCTCTTAAACGCATCCCTGTGTGCCTTATTGACTTTTTGCAAAATCAATGTGTCACGAACAACTCTTTCCTGCTGCGCTTGATGTATCATACCATCTCGCACTTGAGGATTGGTCATTTGTCTAGATCCCACACGTTGCTAATAACGTTGTCGCCTAAGCTAATGAATTCACGGTCAATCCAGATATCCCATTGGTTACTATTGTTAACACGGAATGTCTGCATCATAGCACGTAGCTTACGGCCTTGCGGAGTAAATGAACCATCACCGCGAACAATTGTTTGTTCACCAGTGCGTGGGTCAACCCATTTGATAATCTCTGGGCGCTCACGTCCGTACTTGTCCAACTTCATACCGTGTGCGCGTTGGTCAACAGGGCCTAATATTTCGAAGCTGATTTCGCCTGTCTTATACTTGCGGAAGATAACACTTACTTTCTTATCCTGCATACGTGATTCATAATCAGTGTGAGGAATACTATTGCTTACAAATAAGTTCTGTACTTGTTTACGATCTGGCAAATGTGTGTCGCGCTCTGGAACTTCTTTTAATGTCTCGACTGGAACTAATTCAGTACGATCAATATATGGGTTATCGGAACCAATAAATTTAGGATCGATTTCGTCGCCATTGAGCACGTCCATTGCTACTTGATATTTTAACTTGTTTGCACGACCTTTTAAGTTCAATACAATACCTGTTTCATCAAATACGAAACGTTCTAGTTCTTTAGCAGTTGGGAAGTCAGTCATTAAACCGTCCATATCATAATCAGCATTGCTAGATGATTTTGGAGGAGCTGCTTTAACTGCTTCTTCTTTTTTTGTTTTTGTTTTTGTTGTTGTAACTTCGGGAGCTGCTTCGTCCCAAGGATTTTCCACGTGAGCTGTTGCTGGTGGGTTTAGATTTTGTTTTGTCATTTCATTTCCTAATGTAAATCAGGAACAGTCTCTGTTCCCGTTTTACTATGCTATAATTTGA